ATAAGAGACAGCGGTAGTCCTCGCCAAGCTATTGGCCGCCTTCCCCGCGCCAGTCCAATCAGACGCGCCGGTTGAGCAGCGGATGGACGCCTATTTCGAGGCGCTTCACGACGTGCCCGCGTGGGCTGCAGACGAGGCACGCAAGATGGTCGTCGGCGGTCGCGTGACGGACCTCAACCCGGCATGGGCGCCAACGCCGCCGCAGTTCGCGCGGATCGCCCGGCAGGTGATGCGCCCCGACCAGATCATCTTGGCCGACATGGAGCGCATCGCCGCGGCGAAGACGATGCAGGAAATAGACCAAGGCGAACGCGAGCGTGTCGCCGATGGTTGGCAGCGGGTCGGGATGGCGATGGCTCTCCCCAAGACCCTCTGACTGGATTGAAAAGGCAGCGGCATGAGCGACGACATCGAGCAGGCGGGGCCAGAGGTGCACCTGTGGCGGGCTGTCCTCGCGCAGGCGATTGCCGACGCCACGGCCGTCGTCAGGCCCCGTCTGCCCAAGGATGGCCGCCCGGTCAAGGAACGCCGGAAAGAGGCCAAATCCTACATGAGCGAGGCCATGCGCGAGCGGGACAGGGCGCGTGACTGGCTGCTCGGCAATAGCAAGGATTTCCGCGACGTATGCGCGATGGCGATGCTTGACGCGGCGGCGGTGCGGGAATCGGCGGAACGTCTTGCGGCTCGGGGATGGTACGTGCCTCGGCCCCGCCATTACGTTCAAAAGGCAGCGGCATAGGAGCGGACGATGAGCGAAACCGAGATGGAGTTTTGGATGGTGTGGAACCCGGTCGGCCGGGCGCCGACCTACAAGCACGGCAACCGTGGCTCGGCACAGAGGGAGGCGGAGCGTCTGGCGGAAGGCAACCCCGGTCATTCGTTTTACGTGCTGCACGCAATCTCGCGCTCGTCTCGTCCGCCGAACGTGATGACGGTCGAACTTTGCGATGGCATCCCGTTCTGAAAAGGCAGCGGCATAGGAGGTGAGGATGACCCCTGAAAGAATAGAACGGGCTGCGAGGGCCATTGCGGCTGTCAACGGGGATGACTTCGATGCGGTTCCCAGGGACAAGTCCGAGTGGACGGAGAAGCGCGGCAATTTCGCTGGGCGGTTCCGCGATGTCAACGAGCCGACCAAAATAGACTACCTCGCCATGGCAGGGGTAGCTGCGGCTGAACTCTATCCCGAACTCGCCTCCGGCACCCACTGGATAGCCCCGATGGAGGCGACGGAGGGGATGAAGGAGGCGGGCGGCCTGTCTGCGTACATCGACGATTGGGCGGGCGCTGTGTGGCAGGCAATGCGAGACGCCCATCTCAAAGCCCAAGGGTGATGCGTGAGCAAACGCGAACGGAAGGAAAAAAAGATGCAGGCCGCAACCATCGAAGTCCAGAATCCGGACGCGAAGCGCAAGCCGTTCGCCACCCACTACCGCGGTGTCACCACATACACAGAGCCAAAGGAATTCCGCATCCGCCTCCCGCAGAACCTCCGCGACGACCCTCTTGGCCAGATGCACCGCCGCGGGCAGCTCGGCCCACATGGCAAGGCCGACCTTCTGCTCGACGCTGGCCGTCGCCTGCAGGAAGAGCACGAGGCCGCCGGCACCCGCCTCCGCTCTCCTGGGGACATCGCCGAGCGTGTCGACGGGGGACAGATCGCTGTCGCCGGTCCTTCGCCCCGTCAGATGATGGCAGGCCGCACCATCGCCGTGTGGCGCACCTTCGTCGTCAGTGAACACGGAAACGCCGGGTGGCGCATCCTCGAAGCCGTCTGCATCGACAAGCTCAATCTGCGCCAATGCGCTCTTCGCTGGCATGGTGAAGCATCGCGAGCAAACGAGGCCTATGTGGGGCGGTTGCTTCGCGAGGGGCTCGAATCCCTCGGCAAGGCGCAATCGAGACGGGGTTGACATGCCCGCGCATCATGGGCGATAAAACACCATCCTCCCGCTTCGCGCCCGTGGCCAACCGCCGCGGGCGTTTTGATTCCAATCACCGAAAATCAGAGCAAATCAATGCGCGGCGGTAAACGCGCTGGGGCTGGCCGGAAACCCGGTTCGGCAACGAAGCGCACGCGAGAAATTGCGGATGCAGCCGCGTCGTCGGGCGAAACTCCGCTCGAATACATGCTCCGCGTGATGCGAGACCCGAGCGTCGACCACGAGCGCCGCGACCGGATGGCGGCCAACGCTGCGCCGTTTGTCCATGCCAGGCTTGCGCCTGTGGCGCCGGTCGCCAACCCCGACCAGCCGCCGGCCGAAACTGACGCCCCCCGCGCCCCCGACCGCGGCAACGTCGGCGAGATCGTCAGCCGCTTCCGGGCCGCCAGCGTGGCCCAGCCGAACGGCAACGGGGCCGTGAAGCACTGAACTGTCGCCTCGAGCGGCACGAACTCCCCCAACATCGACATCGACGGTGATCAGCATGGGCAACCCATCGCGTGAGACGGTGACTGTCACCACGGACGGCAGCGGTGACGCGACAGCGTACTCCGGCCGCCTTACCGGCCTCATCGCCGCGATCCGCTACGTCAAGGCCACCTCGGGCAGCTACACCGATGGCGTCGACTTCGCAGTCTCCTGCGAGGACAGCGCCATGGTGATCTGGGACGAGGACAACGTCAACGCCTCGACCATCCGCTACCCCAGGTGCGCCGTGCATGATTACGCAGGTGCTGCCATCTCGGGCGGCTACAGTCCCATCGCCCTGTTCGGCGAGCGGGTGAAGATCGTCGTGGCCTCGGGCGGCTCGGCAAAAACGGGGACGTTCGAAATCCTCCTGGTGCCGACCGGCTAAGGCCACTGGCCGTGCAGATCGGAATCGACATCAGCATCCGCGGGAGCGGGTCGCACGGGAGCGGCGTCGCGGCCCCCACCGCCCCCGTCCTCTCCCTCGTCGAGCCGGTCACCGACCCACCCGCATTCCGTGCCGTCATCGACGATACGGTGGGCTCGGGGGATAGCTACAAGCTCCAGATGCAGGCCGATGGCGGGGACTGGTCGACCCTGCTCGTCGACGACACGGACACCATCACCTCGGGCGAGGACGCGGCGAACCAGATCGACGTCACGGCGTCGGCGCTTGGTGCCGGCTCCTACGATGCCCGCATGGCCGTCCGCGACGGCTCCGGCCCGTGGAGCAACTGGTCGAACGTGGTGGACGTCGTGATCACGGCGAGCGAGCCGGCCTACGTGGCGAGGGGCGTCTACAACGCCACCAATGGTCTGGAGAATACGACCCTTGAGTTCACGATCGACATCGGCGACGCGGCCGACGATCGCCGCGTGTGGCTCTTCCCTCTGAGCCACAGCAACAACGAGGCATCGGCGGTATCGGTCAATGGGACTTCGTTGACCCAGAATGAATCGACCGCTGATGCCGGGACTGCCGAGCTGTGGTCGGCGCTTGTGACGACCGGGAGCGGGTCGGTGACCGCGTCCGTAACGTGGCCCGGCGGGGCATATTTCGCCCGCGCTATAGCCGTCGTCACCACGACCGGCGATCTGGAGATCAAGGACACCTCCGTTCTCGACGCTACGGTCTCCGTCACGGCCGGGGAGTTCGTCTTCGGTGTGGCGTGGTACGGCGCGGGACTGACCGCCGAATGGACGGAGGAACCGGACGTCGACACGGATACGGTGAGCATCTTCACGGCGTATCTGGCGACGCTTGAGGCCGCCGGCACGAATGCCAGCTTCGTCACGGAATGGAGCACGACCCCGACCGCCTCCCTCGTTGCGGTGGTGGGGCCTGCCTGATGCCGCGGCTTGTCCTTGGGCTCTACGGTCCGACACGCTACGGAAGCTTCAGTCCGTTCTTGAACTGGATGAAGATTGCGGACCCGCCGATCATCGCGCGCACCGAAGGGGGCAACCTGTCGGGTGCGGATATATGGACAGCGGGAGGCTACCTCGACACCGCCACGGGCGAGATCGTTGATCCTGCGCCCGCCGATCTGGTGTCCATCAGTGCCATTTTCTTTGGGGCACCGACTTACGCGGGGCAGGTCACGGTCGGCGCCGATTACGAGGGGGAGGAGTGGGTCGCTGAGTGGGACGGTTCGGCGACGGCGGAGTTTTTCAGCGCCGGCACCGGGGCCAGCCAATCGAACGACGGCAGCAACAAGCGCCTGCTCACGATGGGCAGCAGCCCCGGCAATGCGTCGATCACGTTGACCCTGACAGACGCGAACGACCCGCCGCGCAACATCCGCATCTACCAGGCCCGTTACGCGACGGAAGTGGCCGCCGGCGACAAGTTCAACCCCGACTGGCTGGCCCAGATCGGAGGCTTCCGCTGGCACCGGCTCATGGGCTTCCAGCCGACGAACGGCTCGATCATCGAGTCGGTCGACGACCTAGCCACCGAGAGTTGGCATCGCTGGAACGGACTAACAAACAGCGTCGGCCCAAAGACGGGGCTGCCCCTGTCGCTCATCGGCGATCTGGTGACGGAGACCGGCGTCCCGCCATGGGTCTGCATCCCGCACTTGGCCGACGATGCACTGGTCGAGCACATGGCCACGACGCTCAAGGCCAGCGTCAGCCGGAAGGTGCGATGGGAATACACCAACGAACCGTGGAACTTCGGAGGCGACTTCACGCAGTCGACCTGGCTCCAGACCGAGGGGGCGGCGATCTGGCCGGGCGACAGCGTTCGGCACATGAAGTTCTACGGCCGCCGCGTCGCACAGATCAGGGAGATTCTGGACGACGTTTACGAAGGGGATACCTCCCGATACGAGGTGGCGATCAACACACAGACAGTGAGCACGGGCATCACCGACGCGATCATCGCCGGCATCGACTACTGGATCAGCGAGAACAGCAGTTCTTTGACCCGCGCCGACATCGTGCAGCGCCTCGCCGTGACCGGCTACTACGGCGACGTGATTTCGGGCAAGCCCATCACTGGCGTCACCAAGGCCAACCCGGCGGTGGTGACGGCGCCCGGGCATAATCGCTCGAACGGTGACGACATCAAGATTTTCATGTCGGCCGGGATGACGGAACTCGACGACACCTTTTCCGAGGTAGTCAACAAGACGACCGACACTCTGGAACTCTCGGGCGTCGACTCGTCGGCCTTCACGACGTTCTCCTCGGGCAACAACTACCTGCTCCCGGCCGCCATCTTCCGACTGATGGACCAGAGCAACAGCCTATTTGGGAGCAATCCCGCGACCTATCCGACCAAATACACCTATTTCAATCAGCAGCTCGCGAAGTCGGTCAAGACCGGCTCATGCGACTTCGGCTTCGACACCGAGGTCAACGTCCACTCGCTCCGGGACACCTATTGGCCGGCACAGAAGGCCAAAGCTGACGCGAACGGCTGGACGCTGGTGCAGTACGAGGGGAACCTGCATTTCACCGGAGACGGCTACCTGTCGGGCTTCGGGGGGCAGGCCCAGTTCACCGAATACCTGTTCCAGTTCGGGCACTGCCAGGAGAACGCCGACGTGCTCGCCGCCATGTTCCAAGCTTGGGTAACGCTGGTAGGCGATGAGGCGTCGAAGTTTGTTGAGGCTGGGATTTCCTCGCAGTTCGGCGCTTGGGCCGGTTTCCGCTATCTGCCCCTCACCGCGAACGGCAACACCGACGACACCGGCAACCCCGTCTGGCAGGCGACGCTACGGGCGAACGCCGGCAAGCGGACGATGACGCTGACCTGAAGCGAAGAAGAGCAGATGCGTGAGGCCCATAAAAGGAGAACGCTACGCCACTCGTGACGGGGTGAGTGTCGGCTTGGTCGACTTCATCGTGTCGGACCTGCCGTTCCTGAGCTACGAGAAGGCCACGGCGTTCTATGCCGAGGCCGTGCCGAGGATGAGCCTCGACGAACTGGCACTGCTCGGCTGCAACGACCGCTTCTTCCTTCTTACCGGGCTCCTCAATCGGGCCGATGCCATCCACCCGTGGCTCTACGACCGATGCCGGGAGGTGGAGGCGGACCCCGACGGCTACATCGATCTTTGGGCGCGGTACCACTACAAGTCGACGATCATCACCTTCGCCGGCAACATCCAGGACGTCGCTTGCGACCCTGAGATCACGATCGGCATCTTCGGGAACACCAAGGCGATCAGCCGACCGTTCCTGTCGCAGATCATGCAGGAATTGGAGCAGAACCCGTTCCTCCAGCAAGTCTATGACGACGTCTTCTGGCAGGATCCCCGCAAGAACGCGCCGGTCTGGTCTCTCGAGCGCGGCATCGTCGTCAAGCGGAAGGGCAACCCGAAGGAATCGACGGTCGAGGCGCATGGCCTGATCGACGGAATGCCGACCGGCAGGCATTTCGCGAAGATGGTCTACGACGACATGGTGACGGAAAGCAGCGTCACCAACCCGGACCAGATCAGGAAGACGACGGAGCGGTTCGAACTCTCGACCAACCTCGCCACCGCGGGGAAGACGCGGCGCCAGATCGCAGGCACCCGGTACAACTTCGCCGACACGCTGGGCATCATCCTCGAGCGCGGGATCGCGCAGCCGAGGCTCTACCCGGCGACCGATGACGGGACACTCAAGGGACAGCCGGTTTTCCTCACGGCCGAAAAGTGGGAGGAAATCAAGGCGACGCAACGGTCCACCGTCGCGGCGCAGATGCTTCAGAACCCGCTGGCCGGGTCGGAGAACACCTTCCGGGTGGAATGGCTGCGGCCCTACGAGCTCCGCCCGGCGCGGATGAACGTCTACATCATGGGCGACCCGTCGAAGGGGCGCTCGAAGAAGTCGGACCGGACCGCGATCGTCGCGATCGGCGTCGACAGCGGCAAGAACCGGTATCTGCTCGACGGCTACTGCCACCGGATGCCGCCCTCGGAACGCTGGGAAAAGTTACGGGACCTCTGGAAGAAGTGGTCGACGGCCCCCGGCGTCGAGTTCTGCAAGGTGGGGTGGGAGACTTACGGGCTCCAGGCGGACCACGAATACTTCGCCGAGCGGATGGAGATCGAGAAGGTCCATTTCCCGATCGCCGAACTGAACTGGGTGCGCGACGCCGGCGCTGGCGGCCAGTCGAAGCGGACCCGGGTGGAGCGCCTTGAGCCGTACTTCCGGACGGCGAAGTTCCACATGCCGTTCCGCGTCTGGCACGCCGGGATCGGGGACGCGGTGTGGGCGATCAACGAGGCCCGCGGGGTGATCCAGTACCGCGCCTATGACGGCCCGACCCGGCAGGAGCAGGAGGCGGTTGCGCGCGGCGAGCGCCACCGGGTGATCCAGCCCGTGGCGCGGAAGGACGAGGACGGCTCGCTCTACGACCTCTTCAGCGTCTTCGCCGAGGAGTTCGCGTTCTTCCCGTTCAGTACCCGCGACGACCTGATCGATGCGACGTCGAGGATAGAGGACATGGAGCCCACGGCTCCGATGCTGTTCGAGGATGCCCGGGAAGCGGCGGCTGTCCCGGTGGATGCGTGAGGAGACTGGCGCGATGACGGAGACGATCTTCTCAGGTCCCGGCGAATGGCGATGCCGGTTCGAGCAGTACGATTTCTCGCGGCGAGGAAAGCTCTACCTCGCTCGTTTCGACGATCACGGTGCCGTCAACGTGGCCATGGTCGGCACATCGGAGGCCACCGCCAGCGACCCCATCGCCGCGGCATTCGAAGGCGATGGACGGGAGGTCAAGGCGATGCTGCAAGCGATCGTCGATGAGGCGTGGGCCGCCGGCATCAAGCCCAAGGCATTCGACGATGCGGTCAGGGATTCTGCCGACCAGCGCCGTCACCTGGAGGACATGCGGGCCATCGTGGCGAAGGTTGCCGACGTGAGGTTGCCATGACCGTCTCCGTCAAGCAGACGACGCTCCGCGCAGAGGTGGTCAAGGCGGACCCCGACTGGGTGCGGACCCGCAACAACGTCGTCGAGTACGAGTTCAGCAACGGCCGGAAGTTCCACGGCAACGTGCCCGACCGCGGCATCTATGGCGAGAACCTGGCCGATCCGGGCGACCTGGACAATCCGGGCTGAACGGGCGCGAACGGGACTGACGAGGCCGCCTCCGGGCGGCTTTTTCGTGCCGGCGACGGGCTTCTGTCGCGACCATGGCTCCCACAAGGCCAAAGAATAGGGACCTACCGCGATGTTCGCTGGAAAGAACGAAATCTGGATCAGCGCCGACCGGCGCTCGAAGATGGTCTATGACCCCGCCACGGGTCGGCTGAACTTCTATGTCGACGATACCCTCGTCGCCTACATGACCTCCTCGGGCATCACCAAGGTCGTCGCCACGTCGAAGCGGCTCAACATCCCGGCGCTGCACGGCAAGGCCGGCGCGACCGCGGGCTGGGTCATCACCGGCAGCACCAACCTGCCGCTGGCCACGCTGCCGGCGTCGCAGACCGGCTCCACCCTCGTCGTCCCGCTGGTCGGGCTCGAAGTGGGCGACGTGCTCGCCAGCGTCGAGGTTCACGGCCAGGTCGACTCCGCCGGCAACGCCGTCACCGTCGCCGCCACCGTGCGCAAGGTGAAGTCGGACGCCGCTGGCGGCCACACCGACAGCGAAGTGGTGGCGTCGGCCAACATCGCCAACGCCGTCACCGCCGACACCCTGATCGATGCCACGCTGACTCCTGCCGGCACCGTCACCGTCGCCGACGACGAGACCTACTACGTGCTGCTCACCGGCACGACGCTTGGCACCACCGACGTCGAGATCAGCAATTTCGTGGCGAACGTCACGCGCCCGACCCTCTGATCGACGGCAACGACATTGCCCTCCCCGGCGGACGCGACCGGGGAGGGGTCTCTCTCCCGGCGGGCCACTGGCGTGCCTGCCTCAAACTGGCGAGCGTGGCATGAAGATCGACACCGAATTCGTACTCGGCCTGCATCAGAACGTGACCGCGGCGCAGGGCCGCGCTGCCGTGGACCAGATGCGGGCGCAGGAAGCCCTCGACAAGGCGCGGGATACCTTCCAGCAGGCCATCGGCGGGCTGGCGGTGCTTGATGCCGTCATGGGCCGGCTGAACGCGCAGGAGCCGGGGACGGCGCCCGTGGCCGACGCCAAGGGCGACCTCATTGTCCCCGGCGAAGACCTTGCCGACGACCAGATGCCGGAGAACCTGGCGTGACCGACCAGATGCTCAACCGCCGCCGCCTCCGTCTCGGCCTCGACGGGCCGAACGAGGCGCAGCGCGAGGCCGCCATGAAGGCGGCCGACATGCGGCTGGTGAAGCGCATCGCCGCGCTGCTCGAATTCCATCACCCCGGCCACTTCTTCCGGGTGACGGTGGACCACGGGCAGCGCCTGATCCGGATCGAACTGCCGCCGCTGCTCGAAACGCCGTACTCCTACAACATCCCGATCAGCCTGCTCGCGACGGACCCCGGCCTTCGGATCGTCATGCGCGCGGCCGGCGAGATTTTGGAGCGGTTTCAGATGCCGCGGAGCCGGTGGGATGGCGATGCCTACCGCTCGGCCGTGCGGGCGCAGCCATTCGCTGCGAACCGCCGCAAGGGCTATCGGGTGCCGACATGACAGGCTCGTTCACCCTTGCGTCGGTCGAGGCGGTCCGCGACTACATGCGATCTGGCGCGAAGTTGTCGTCGCTGCTGCGTTCCATCGCGTTCCGGCGTCTCCTGCTTTCATCGACCGCCTATCGCGACGCGGGCGTGCTGGCCTTGCAGACGTTCCGGGTGCCGACATGAGCAACCGCGGATACATCACGATCGATTTCCGGCTGCTCGCCGAGTGGCTGCGGCTGCCTCCGGGGCATCGCGTGTGGGCAGTCGGGCAAAGCGACATCTGGCGTCCCGATCATGGGTTTGACGTGCTGATCGAAGGCCCGCTGGTCCCTCTTGCGGATCATACGACCGTTCCTCGTCTGACCTACTCGCTTTCGGTCGAGGGGGAAGACGTAAAGGTGGAGATCGGGTTGGCGGATGATGATGCCGATCCACCCCAGTTCATGGGTGCCTGACGCATGGCCAATATGAGCTACGTGCCGGACCCGCGCGAGACCGGCCCCGTCCGCGACTCGACCGGCGACATGTCTGCGTCCGCAGCCGCGGCAGCCGGCGAGGCCGCGCCCATGGACGGGGAGGACGATGCCCCGCCGCTCGACCCGGCCGCCGCCGAGTTCGAGAAGGTGGCGATGAAGATCGCCCGGCAGGCCGAGTCCGCCCACAAGACGGCCTTCTCGCGCCGCTCCGGCGGCTGGCAGCGTGCCTACCGGGCCTATCGCGGCGAGCACTTCGCCGGGTCCAAGTACCTGACCAAGGAGTTCGAGAGCCGGTCGAAGCTGTTCGTCCCGAAGACGCGCTCGATGATCCGGAAGGACCAGACGGCCTATGCCGCGGCGCTGTTCTCGACCGACGAGGTGGTGGCGATCCAGCCCGAGCTTGACGACGACCCCCGGCAGAGCGCCAGCGCCAAGGTCATCCATGCCATCCTCAACTACCGGCTGGACCGGACGTCGCCACGCGGCGGCATGCCATGGTTCATCATCGCCATGGCCGCGCACCAGGACGCGGAACTGACCGGCATCGTCTGCTCGAAGCAGGATTGGGAGTACGAGGAGAAGGTGATCGGCGAGGAGCCGGTCATGGCGCCGCTCATCGACGAGATGACGGGCCAGCCGATCCCCGACCCGTTCGGCGAGCCGATCATGATGCCCACGGGGGAGATGCAGCCGGTCACCAAGAAGGTCAAGGACCGGCCGATGATCTTCCTGGTGCCGCCGGAGAACGTCATCGTCGACGAAGCGGCGCCCTTCTACGAGCCGGCACAGGGGGCTGGGTACCTCATCCTTCGCTTCCCGACCGCGCTGGGCGACGTGAAGCGCATGATGAAGGGCTCGAACCCCAAGAGCCTGGTGCGCTGGCGGCCGAACATCTCGGACGTCGACCTGCAGAAGGCGGCCAACGCCTATGACGCCGCCGGCATCCGCCGGGCGCGCGACGGCGGCGACGACCGCATGGAGCAGCGCGCCAACGCGGTGAGCGACTTCGCGGTGTGCTGGCTGCACGAGAACTTCGTCCGCTACGACGGCCAGGACTGGCACTTCTGGTCGGTGGGCACGCAACTGATCCTGTCCGATCCCGCTCCGGTCGAGGACATCTACCCGGCCTTCGACGGCGCCCGGCCGGTGACGCTCGGCTTCGGCGCGATCGAGAGCCACAACATCCGGCCCATGTCGAAGGCCGAGAGCGTCCAGCCCCTGCAACAGGAGATCAACGACCTCCGCAACCTTCGCCTCGACGCGGCCAAGCAGGCGGTGCTCCCCTTCGCATCGGTGCGGAAGGGCAAGGGCATCGACGTCTCCACCCTCACCAAGCTCGCCCCCGGCAAGCACATTCACGTCAACGAGCACGACGACGTGACCTTCCGGGAAATCCCGAGCGGGGCGATGGGGGCAATGGCCGAAAGCTCGCATCTCAACGTCGAGTTCGACGAGCTTGGCGGGCAATTCTCGGGATCTTCGGTCCAGACCACGCGGGAGATGAACGAGACGGTCGGGGGGATGCGGCTGCTCTCCGGCAACGCCAACGCCACCACCGAATTCGACATCCGCGTGATCGTCGAGACATGGACGGAAACCACGCTCCGGCAGGTGGTCAAGCTGATCCAGTTCTACGAGAACGACGAGACGGTGCTGCGGGTGGCGGCGCAGAAGGCCGAACTGTTCGACCGCTACGGCATCGACGCGGTGACCGACGACATGCTGACCACCGAAGTCAGCGTCAAGCTCAACGTCGGCATCGGCTCCGTCGACCCGATGCAGAAGATCGCCAAGCTCGCCACCGGCATGGACATGATCGCCAAGGTGCTCACTGTGGCCGAGCCGAAGCCGATCCCGAACTCGGAGGAGATCATCCCCGAGATCATGGGCGCGGTCGGCTACAAGGACGGCAAGCGCTTCTTCCACTGGCCCGACCCGAATGCCGAGGAAGAACCGGAGACGCCGCCGGAGGTGCT